ACTGGTAATGATGGTCTGGAAGGTGTCAGCTACATACCATACAAAGATATTGTTGGTGTATGGACTGTATGTCACGGACACACCGGAAAAGACATCATGCTCGGTAAAACGTATACCGAAGCAGAATGCAAAGCCCTCCTGAATAAAGACCTTGCCACGGTCGCCAGACAAATTAACCCGTACATTAAAGTCGATATACCGGAAACAACGCGCGGCGCTCTTTACTCGTTCGTCTACAACGTGGGTGCTGGCAATTTCAGAACATCGACGCTTCTTCGCAAAATAAACCAGGGCGATATCAAAGGCGCATGTGATCAGATACGGCGCTGGACATACGCTGGCGGTAAGCAATGGAAAGGGCTGATGACTCGCCGTGAGATTGAGCGTGAAGTCTGTTTGTGGGGGCAGCAATGAGCATGATTTGCTTTTTCATGGCAGCGTTGCTCGCATTCAATGGCAACGATGCGTGGCCGTGGTTTCTGGCCGTTGGGGTGTTGATGTCATGAGTCGGTTAACCGCAATCATCTGCGCTGTGGTTATTTGCCTGCTGGTTTCAATGGGGTGGGCTGTTAATCATTACCGTGATAACGCCATCACCTACAAAGGCCAGCGCGATACCGCCACCCATAAATTGAAACTGGCGAACGAGACGATTGACGACATGCAGGGGCGCCAGCGTGACGTTGCTGCCCTCGATGCAAGATATACAAAGGAACTCGCTGATGCGAAAGCTGAAAATGATGCTCTTCGGCGCAAGCTTGATAATGGTGGTCGGGTGCTCGTCAAAGGAAAATGCCCTGTGTCATCCTCAGCCGAAACCTCCAGCGCCTCCGGCATGGGCAATGATGCCACCGTCGAACTCTCTCCAGTTGCTGGACGAAACGTTCTCGGTATCCGGGACGGAATCATCAGTGACCAAACAGCACTGAGAACGCTTCAGGAGTACATCAGGGCGCAATGCCTTAAATAATTTCCCTCGCATAGAAATTTGACAAGTGACTTTCAGGAAAATGCCTCGCGATGCGGGGCGTTTTTGTATCGGTATTTCACCGCGCATCTCACGCGCATATCAACGAGAGCCTTTCAGTAAGCGAGCCTGAGAATTGCCGTTATAGGTGGCGACCTCTCTCGGGCGGCTTTTCTGTGAGACAGGCTCACTTTCTAAAAGGTAAAGACGCTATGAAAGCAATCACGCTTTTTAATACACCGATCCGTGTTGATGAATCAGGAATGATCTGCCTCACTGACATGTGGAAAGCTAGTGGTAAAAGTGAATCTGAATCGCCGTACCACTACCTGAGAAACAAGCAGACCAAAGAGTTCTTAGCCGAGCTGGAGAAAAACCACGAATCTGTGGTTTTTACGGAACGCGGTGTGCACGGTGGAACTTATGGCGGAAAGTTCGTTGCTTATGATTACGCAGCATGGCTAAACCCTGGATTTAAATATGCAGCCTATAAAGTCCTCGATGACTACTTCACCGGAGAGCTTCATCATCGGAACAGCTTAAGTGCGCAGCTCAATATGAAGTGTCATGAGTTTGATCAGAAAAAAGATATGGCGAGCTTCTGTGGACAAGGGCTGGCGGCATGGCGCTATACGAAGCCAGTGTTGGTCGCCGAGATTAACTCCCTGGCTAACCAGCTGCAGATTACGATCCCAGGGCTTCCGGGATGAGTGATCGTGTCATTGAATGCGCCTCCAGAGCGGGGCGCGACTTCTCAGAGTTCATGAAAGGTGAGAAGGGCATGATGGAAGCATTGGCCTCGGTGGATGAGTTTGGCGAGCAGCTGCGCCTCAACGGCTGTGTCAATCATCACTTTGTTAGCTACATGATGCGGAACTCGATCATGCAGGCATTCATGGACATGGCAAAAGCCGAGAGGAAAGAAGAGCGCCGGCGTAAGCGAGCGGAATCAAAAGCGAAGTAGCCATTACAAAGCCCATCTACGGGTGGGCTTGATAATGAAACCGGAATTTATTCCAGGTCACCAATTAGCAGCAGTACCGCGAAACAACCCAAGCCAGTAAGTGGGGTAAATAACAGCGTTGTATCGTCGCAGTATCATCGCATTAACAATGACCGCAGCCCTTAATGGGAGCTCCTTCTGCGTGAGTGTGCAATGATAATCAATAACGATGCATACCGGGGTTTGCAGCTTTTTCGATGGCTGGTTTATCCCTCATTGCTCGCCATCTCGATGCGGGGGTAGAAGAAATCGAGAGTGTTTTACAGAGCTTTCTATCGTAAAGGCTCGATAAAGCAGAATATGTTTTATGTGTGCCTGTAGGCATGATACTCAATAACTAGTGGAATATTCCAATATGACAGGTCTGACAATTAAGCAAGAAGCTTTCTGTCAGGCATACATCGAAACGGGTAATGCTTCTGAGGCTTATCGGACGGCGTATGCTGCTGACAAGATGAAGCCGGAGGCAGTACATGTTCAAGCATGTAAGTTGCAGGATAACCCTAAGATAGCCCTAAGGATAAAAGAATTGAGGGGCGAGATTAAGCAACGCCATAACGTCACCGTCGATTCTCTCCTCGCTGAACTGGAAGAGGCCAGACAAAAAGCCTTAAGCGCCGAGACGCCACAATCATCTGCAGCTGTAGCGGCGACAATGGGCAAAGCTAAGCTGGTCGGCCTTGATAAGCAGATTATCGATCACACCTCATCTGATGGAACCATGGCAACGAAGCCAACCACTATTCTCCTGGTAGGAGTTGACCCAGCCAATGGAAAGCCAAGTTGACCTCCAGATACCTGCCAAGTTAGTTCCTGTATTCGCGACAGAAGGAGTCCGTTATCGTGGTGCTCACGGTGGACGTGGATCTGCTAAGACGCGTACTTTTGCACTAATGACTGCCGTCAAAGCGTATCAAGCGGCAGAAGCCAATATCAGTGGAGTTATCCTGTGCGCTCGAGAATACATGAACTCGCTGGAAGAATCCTCCATGGAGGAGGTAAAGCAGGCAATTCGCTCCGTGGCGTGGCTTGACGATTACTTCGACATTGGAGAGAAATACATCAGGACAAAGAACCGCAAGGTCAGCTATGTATTCTGCGGTCTTCGCCATAACCTAGACAGCATCAAATCAAAAGCGCGAATTCTTGTAGCCTGGGTTGACGAGGCCGAGTCTGTTTCTTCGACTGCGTGGAAAAAGCTTCGCCCGACCGTTCGTGAAGAAGGCTCAGAAATCTGGGTTACGTGGAACCCGGAGAAGGACGGCAGCGCCACCGACAAACTTTTCAGAAAGAATCCCCCAAAAAGCTCAATTATTGTCGAGATGAACTATGTTGACAATCCATGGTTCCCCGCGGTGCTTGAGGAAGAGCGACAGGAAGACCTGGCAAACCTTGATTACGCAGATTACGCGTGGATATGGGAGGGGGCTTACCTCGAAAACTCAGATAAGCAGGTGCTGGCTAACAAATACGTCGTGCAGAGCTTCGAAGACAATCTATGGAGGAAATCAGAGCGCTTGCTGTTCGGTGCTGACTTCGGATTCGCGAAAGACCCCAGCACGCTTATTCGCATGTTCATTCTGGATAACAACCTCTACATCGAATACGAGGCCTACGGCAATGGCGTAGAGCTCGACGATATGTGGAAGTTTTATGCAGGCAAAACCGATGCCACGCCGAAACAGCTTGAGGACTGGGAGGTCACTGACGATGCGAAATTCCCCGGTATCCCTGAAGCGCGTAAATGGCCCATCAAAGCCGACAACTCCAGGCCAGAAACTATCAGCCATATCAAAGGGCAGGGATTCAACATCTCAGCTGCTCAGAAATGGCAGGGTAGCGTAGAGGACGGCATCACTTTCCTACGTGGATTTAAGAAGATCATCATCCATCCTCGCTGCAAAGAAACAGCGAAAGAGGCGCGGCTTTACTCGTACAAAACAGACCGTATCACTGGCGAAGTCTTGCCGATTATCGAGGATAAGTACAACCACTGCTGGGATGGAATCCGATACGGTCTTGACGGGTATATCAAACGCAAACCTCAATCGATGGGGATGATGATTCCTAAGCGCCTTAGGGGGAAATAATCATGAAAAACAAATGCAAATGCCCTGGCTGCGAACGCAAAAGAAAAGGCGGGCCGGGTTATCAGCCATGTGCCACCAAATATCCTGCCAGGGGAATTGCTCCACCACCTAAACGACCATAACGGACAATCCATGACTGACAAATTAACACTAGCCGTCAATCACGCGCTGAATGACGTCAGGCTTGCTCGCGCCCGCATGGGGCTACTTAATCCTTCAATGGGTTTGGACGCTAAGCGTAATTCAGCCTGGTGTGAATACGGATTCAAAGAAGAATTAACCTTCGATGACCTTTACAAGCTCTACCGCCGCGGTGGTATAGCTCACGGTGCCGTAGAAAAGCTTGTTGGTAAATGCTGGCAGTCAAACCCTGAAATCATTGAGGGTGAAAAGTCAGATGAAACACGCATGGAAACGTCTTGGGAGTCCAAAACTAAGCAGGTTTTCACTAACCGACTTTGGCGCGCGTTTCTTGATGCTGATCGGCGACGTCTCGTTGGCCGCTATGCAGGAATTCTCCTGCATATTCGAGATAATAAAGCGTGGAATCTGGAACCAACGAAAGGGCGTGGTCTGGAAAAAGTAAGTATTGCATGGGCCGGTTCACTGAAAGTCAGCGAATGGCATGACGGAGTGGTTTCAAAGAATTATGGTCAGCCGAAGATGTGGCAGTACACAGAGATTCTACCCAATGGTTCCTCTCGCCGTGTCGACATCCACCCTGATCGAGTTTTCATTCTTGGTGACTATACAGACGATGCGATCGGTTTCCTTGAGCCTGCATACAACGCTTTTGTCAGTCTGGAGAAGGTGGAAGGTGGTTCCGGTGAGTCGTTCCTGAAGAACGCTGCACGCCAGCTTAACGTCAACTTTGAAAAGGAAATCGACTTCAATAATCTGGCGTCGCTGTATGGCGTGAGTATCGATGAGCTACAGGAAAAGTTTAACGAAGTTGCCGGGGAAATTAACCGGGGTAACGACGTGTTAATGACCACGCAGGGGGCGACAGTTACACCACTTGTCACTGCCGTAGCAGACCCAACAGCAACCTACGACGTTAACCTCCAGACAGCTTCCGCTGGCGTAGATATTCCGACTCGCATTCTCGTAGGTAATCAGCAGGCCGAGCGTTCCAGCACAGAGGACCAGAAGTACTTCAATGCTCGCTGCCAGTCCCGACGAGGCGAATTGTCATTCGAGATTGAGGACTTCTGCGACAAGTTGATTAACCTCGGCATTATCGACCCGATAGGCCATAAAACAGTTATTTGGGACGACCTTAATGCGCAAAGCGATAGTGAAAAACTGGATGCCGCGCAGAAGATGTCGCAGATAAACAGCGCATCATTAGCAACAGGCGAGCAGGTATTTACTGGTGAAGAGATTCGTGTGGCTGCCGGGTATGAGGGTTCACCTGAACCACTTCCGGAGATAGATGATGACGAAGAAGAAAGCGAAATCACCGATACTACCCGGAAACCTTAAAGACCCGACAGGCGCTGACCGCCTTGAGCGCGGAGCAATGAACGAGTTCGCCAGGCGAATGAAACGCATTGGCAAAGCCTACAAGGATATCCTCGACCGCATTCCTGCATCACCATCAGTAAACCAGCGCTACACCTTCGAACTCGACTCCACCCAGCTATCAATGCTCCTCAGCAATGCCTCATTGCTGGTGGATGAGATTTTGGGTGCGGATAACGAGACTGGGTTCTGGTTCTGGACTGATTACGTCAACCCGGCGTATCAGCGCGGCACGGCGCAGGAATTTGCCAATCTGGCGCAGCAGTCAGCCGTGTACGCGGCAGGACAGGAAAGCGTATCGGCAATCCTCCTGAGTGAGCCGTACCGCCGCAGACTAATTCTGGTTCGCGCTCGCACCTTTGAGGAAATGAAGAACATCAGTGCCACTGTTAAAGCCGATATGGCGAGGATACTGACCGATGGTCTCGGGCGCGGACAGAACCCTCTGGAGATAGCGAAGCGCATCACTGAGCAGACAGGTATTGAGTCTCGCCGGGCTAATCGTATTGCCCGGACGGAGATTACCACCGCGCTGCGCCGTGGTCGATGGGATGAATCAGATGAGGCAACGGAGCAATACGGGATACTCACCCGTCAACTGCATTTGTCAGCGCTCAGCACGACCACCAGGCAGTCTCACGCGTTACGACATGGAAAGCTCTACACAACGGAAGATGTGAGGGAGTGGTACAGCATCAATGGAAACGCAATCAACTGCAAATGCACTCAGGTATCTGTTCTCGTTGATGAGGCGGGAAATCCTCTTTACCCGAACGTTATCAACATGGCCAGAAAAGGGCTGGAGAAAGCGAAGCAGGCAGGACTGGTTCCCAATTATTCGCATTGCGGTTGTGGGCGCAAGCACGCTGCATAAACGTGAGAATCTTCAATGAAAGTACAGGTTAATGTCACTTCAAAAGTGAACAGCAAAGCCATTCGCAGGGAACAACACAACGGACGTGAGCACTGGGTTGTTCCCTCCTACACCCTCCCAGCTAACGTGGTCATGAACGGCGGACTCTATCCTGCCAGCGAAATTGACCAGCACTATACCGGTCTGGAAGGGACGCTGGCACCGCTGGGACATCCACAGGTAAACGGCCAGTTTGTTTCGGCTTTCAGTCCTGAAGGCTTGAATGTGGGATATGTCGGGGCGTGGAACAAAAACGTCAAGAAGTCAGGTAACCGTGTCTACGTCGAGAAGTGGATCGACACAGAAGTGGCAAAGCGTACAGATGATGGCAAGCGTCTTCTTGAGCGTCTTGAGGCGCTGGAGAAAGGCGATGATGTTCCGCCAATCCATACCAGCGTTGCCGTATTCCTGGAAGAACTGGAAGCGAACGATGAGCAGAAAGCTCAGGGGGCTTCATGGGTTGCGAAAATTCACGCGATGGATCATGACGCCATCCTTCTGGATGAGGTTGGCGCGGCCACACCAGATCAGGGGGTAGGGATGATGGTTAACGCTGACCTTGCCACTCCACTGAAAGCTAATTCCGGCGCTCTGGTGGGGGAAACCTATCGCGAGCGTGAGCAGAGGCTGGAGAAGGCAGCGAAAGATAAATTCGCTCCCGGCGAGAAAGAATACGCCTGGGTGGCTGACTTCACTGACTCGCAAGCGGTAATCATCCTCAACAATGGCGAACCGAAGGTTTACGGATACAAGTCTGAAGGCGGAAAGATTGTCTTTGATGATACCGGGACAGAGGTTCAGCGCCAGAGTTCATGGGTTGCCGTCGTCAACAAACTCAAATCTTTTTTCACACCGCAGGAACAGCCTGCACCAAACCACAAAACGGAGGGCGACATGCCTTTAACCAAAGAAGAACTGGAACAAATCGGCAGCATGGTTAGCGAGGCCGTCGCCACCAATACCGAAAAGGCTATTAAGCCTCTGGCGGAGAAGGTTGATGCGCTACAGGCCAACCAGGACAAGCTGACCGAAACCCTGACTGCAAACTCACGCGCGGAAGAGAAAACGAAACGTGAAGCGGTGGCAAAAGTTCACGGCGATATTGTGGCTAACGCCCTGTCTGGCGAAGCTCTGGACGCAATGTTCAAGTCGCTGGGCGAAGCTGCTCCGCTGGGCACTAACTCTGCGCAACAGCAGAAAGAAACCGGTGCGCCGAACCCTGACGAATACTTCAAGAAATAAGGAGCCAGACTAATGGCACGTTATCGCCGCGTTAATATCGACGGTCAGTCTCTGTACAAGACCGAAACCCGCGCCGCCGCCGCAGCACTGCTTCCCGGTACGGCTGCTGTTATCAATGGCGACAATCAGTTTGCGCAGGCAACCGCGCTTACTGGTCGCATCTACATCATCGACGTGGCCTACCATCAGGGCTTGAATATCACAGAAGCGGTTCCCGCTGGTGATTCCGCTGTAGGCAACTACGTCGAAGAAGGCCGCGAGCTGGCGCTGCTCTGCGTCGCCGGAACCTACGCCAAAGACGACCCGATCAAGCTGGGCGCAGATGGTAAGTTCACGAAGGCAACGGCGGATACCGATTCGGTGATCGGCTACAGCCAGGATGATGCAACCATTGCCGCCAGCACTACCGATTTCATCCGCGTGCGCATGCGCGTTGGCACTGTGGCTGCACCGGCAACCGGCGGCGGCGAGTAAAGGAGAGCAAGAATGTATTTTACCCCCGAAACACTGGCTGCTAACAGCCGACTGCGCGGGCACTGGAATGAGCTGTGGGCCAACCGCAACATCTTCAACCATCATCACGACATGATGGTTAACTCATATCGCCAGAGCATGACCCCGGAAATGCTGGCAGCTAACGCTGTAGGTGGCTTCGCCCGTGAGTTCTGGGCCGAGATTGACCGCCAGATTATCCAGATGCGCGATCAGGAAATTGGCATGGAAATCGTCAATGACCTGATGGGCGTGCAGACTGTGCTGCCTATCGGAAAAACCGCGAAGCTGTATAACGTGTCTGGCGATATCGCTGATGACGTTTCTATCAGCATCGATGGCCAGGCGTCGTATTCCTTCGACCACACGAACTTCGGTTCTGATGGCGACCCGATCCCGGTATTTACTGCCGGTTACGGCGTCAACTGGCGTCATGCTGCTGGCCTGAACACTGTTGGTATCGATCTGGTGCTGGAGTCTCAGTCCGCGAAGATGCGCAAATTCCACAAGAAGCGCGTCAACTTCTATCTGAACGGCGACTCCAGCATTGTTGTTGATGGCCTCCCAGCTCAGGGAATGAAAAACCACCGCAATACGCAGAAGATCAACCTGGGCAGCGGGGCGGGCGGCGCCAATATCGATCTCACCACCGCAACCCCGGCTCAGTTGCTGGCCTTCTTCGGCCCGACCGGACCGTTCGGCCTGACGGCTCGCCGCAACAAAGTTACCGCTTACGACAAGTTGTGGGTCAGCCCGGAAGTGTGGGCAAACATGGCGAAGCCGTATCTGGTAGGCATCAACACCGGCACCAATGCCCTGTTGAGCGGAACCGTTCTGGATGCGATCAGCAAGTTCATTCCTGCGAAGTCCATCCAGATGTCCTACGCGCTGTCTGGCAATGAGTTCCTCGCCTATGAGCGTCGCCAGGACGTAATCTCCCCGCTGGTCGGCATGGCCGTCGGCGTTGTCCCTCTGCCACGCCCGATGCCGCAGAGCAACTACAACTTCCAGATCATGTCTGCTGAAGGCTTGCAGATTAAGAAAGACGGCGAAGGCCTGTCCGGCGTGGTCTACGCCGCCAACCTGGCATAAGGAGAGCGACATGGCTAAATACCAGGTAATCAAAGCATGGCATGGCGTGAGCGTCGGTGATGTGGTTGAAATTGAGAAACTGCATCCGTCGCTGAAGCCTCATGTGATTAAGCTCTCTGATGCGGCTTTAACACCGGCGACGCCAGAGGCTGGCACGGATGTGAAATCCCGAAAAGAGATTATCGCAGCGCGCCTGACTGAACTGGGCATCGAGTTTAAAGGCAATCTGGGAGCTGAAAAGCTCAGTGAGCTGTTGCCGGATGGCGAACTCGAAAAGCTTTTCCCTGCTGAATAACAGCCGCCGCTAAGGCGGTTTTTTTATGCCCCGCTCCGGCGGGGTTATTTCAGGAGACTATATGAACCAGGAAGATATTAATCAACCACTGCCATATTCGCAGTTTTCTGAGATTTCATCGTTGAGCGTCACCAATGAGATCAGTCTGGCGATATCCAGCACCGCCGAACTGGTTAAAGACTCGTCGAGCGTGGAACGGCTGATTCTCCTGAAGCATCTTCGCGCGCTTTGCGAACTGCAACTCAATAAATTATCAGGGATGGAATAGCTATGGTAACGCTGGAGAAGGCCAAAGAGTATTTGCAGAGCCAGGGAATAAATCTTCCTGACTTCATGCTTCAGGCGTTAGTGGACGATGTTAACAGCATTCAGGAATGCCTCGATGCGCATTACCCGGCATCAAAGGCGCTGGCAATCCAGATGTATTTGCTCGCATTGATGGGCCTGGCGCAAGGCGACAAGTATATCAGCTCACAGACTGGCCCTAATGGTGCATCTCGTTCATTCCGATACCAGTCGTTTCCGGATCGCTGGAAAGGGGCGCTGGCACTGTTGCGCGTCACCGATAAACACGGCTGCGCTAATGACCTCATCCCTCCAGACCCGACCAATACAGCTTTTGCTGGCATATGGATTGCCAGGGGTGGATGCATGTGTGGCGGGGGGCGGTGATGGGGTGGATATCGGTTAAGAAGCGGCTGCCGGAGCCTTTTGTCAAAGTCTGGGTGATGACCGACAGTGGTAAACGCGTTACCGGATACGTCAAAAGCAACGGTGACTGGTATCTGCTGTGCCGGAAGGTTGCGGCGGAGAATCCGGAGGTGATCCGGTGGGAGGATAACGGTGTCTGAAACAGCTGCATGGAGCTATACCAATGTTGCCACTGTTTACCCGCGAGTCTACGACGACTGGAACAGCACCTGGACAACCGGAACCCCCTACCTGCTTGACTGCACCTGGACGGCAAACAATGAGGTTGCGGTAGATGCCAGCGGGAAAGAGTTCACCACGAACCTGATTTTCTTCACTGAACTGAAGCGCAATGGCATCGATGCGACCATGCCGAAGCGTGACTGGTATATCGCCAGAGGTGACACAACGGCACAGGCCGATCCGCTGAAAGCTGGTGCAAACGTCATCAAGGCGGTGACGGAATGGGATATGTCACCATTCGGCGAGGAGCCGGACTACAAAATTCTGACGTGAGGCGATCATGCCCGTAAAAGGTATCAAGCGTGTTCAAATGAACACCCGCAAGGTGCTGGCAGAAATTGCCGGGCCACGCACAGAAAGAGTGCTGACTGAGGTCATGATTGTCGGATCGTCTCACGCCGCGCTACTTACTCCCATTGACACATCCACGCTTATCAACAGCCAGTACAAAAAGCTTGAACCAATGCCCGGTGGGATGCAGGGAAAGGTCGGGTACACGGCTGCATACGCTGCCGCCGTTCACGGTATGTCCGGGAAGCTAAAAGGCCAGCCGCGTGAACACTTCGGCAGAACTCGCGCTGGAAAAGAATTCGGTGGCGGCACGGGGAAGGGGAACTACTGGGATCCCGATGCCGAGCCGGGGTTCCTGACCAAAGGCTTCGAGCGTGACGGTTTCAACGAGATAAAGGCCATCATCAAGCAAGGGTACAAAGTATGACACGTAGCGAAGTGTATGACGCGCTGAGAGCGTGGTTGCAATCGCATGGCTTTGATGTTGGTTATCGCGTCCAGAAACGCTTCTGGAACGAGATGGAAGGTACGGAAGTGGAAAGATACCTTGTCATCCAGCAAAACGGCGGTGGCAAGCCTGAGGAAGCCATAACGCGCGACTTTTTCCGCATCCTTGTTTTGTCAGGCCAGAACGACAGCGACATCAATGAAGTTGAAAACCGCGCCGACGCCATCCGCCAGGCGATGATCGACGACTACCAGACTGAATGCATCATCTCGATGCAGCCAGTCGGCGGTATCACCGCCATCCAGACCGAAGAAGGCCGTTACCTCTTCGATATTTCCTTTCAAACCATCATTTCCAGATAACACGGAGATAAAGACATGCAAGAGTTAACCTTTGCATATCTGCGTGAGGCTCTTTCCTATGACCCTGATTCTGGTTTATTTACCTGGAAAGAGAGGCCGAAAAGCCACTTCAGCAGTGTGAAGGCATGTAATCAGTCAAATTCTCACTTTGCTGGGAAAATTGCGGGGAGCAAGGATCCTAAACATGGATATCTACGAATTAAGCTTTGTGGGAAAAATCATAAGGCACATCGGCTTGCATGGCTTTTTATGCATGGTTGCTGGCCTGAGGGTGAGATTGACCATGTTAATGGCATAAGAGATGACAACAGAATGGAAAACCTTCGCGATGTTTCCCACAAATTGAATATGCGAAATAGGGCCACCCCAATAACAAATAGGCATGGTCTGCCTGGCGTCTCATATAGAAACAGAAAGAAACCATGGTTTGCGCAGATTATGAATAACGACGGCAGAAACGAATATCTTGGTTCATTCAAAACTCCGGAAGAGGCTTCTTGCGCCTATCTCCTGAGGGCGAGAGAGCTTGGCTATCACGAACAACACGGTAATAGGAGTTAAAATTATGGCAGGATGTGAAGCGGGTGCTTTTACAGGGCGCGATGTCGTCGTTTACTACGCGATTGGCTGCCCAGAATCACAACCATCCAACGGTGACTATAAGCGACTCGGCATGATGCGCGGTAAAACAGTTAATGCAGAGTGGGAAACCGCAGATGCAACTGCCGATATGAGCGCCGCGTTTACGCAGGAAAATCTTGTTACCTATAAGAACATTTCGTTCTCTGGTGACGGCGTTACCCGCAAAGAGGATGTATACGCGCAAAACGCGCTGAAGCGTCACGTTTATAACCCGCCAGCGGAGACCAGCAACCAGCCGTATGTGTGGTTCAAAATCATCTCTCCAAACGATATCACCGAAGGGCCATTCATGGTTACTTCATGGGGTGATGAAGCTCCACACGATGATGTGGCAACGTGGTCCATTGAGGCATCAAGTGCAGGTCAGGTTGACGTGCGTGATGTCGGGGCAGTTATTACCATTACCACCCAGCCGCAGGGTAAAACACTGACTGCTGGCGACACCCTGACTCTCACTGTTGCAGCTACTGTTTCAGATAGCTCATCATTGACTTATCAATGGAAAAAAGACGGAACCAATGTGAGCTCCGGTGGTACGACAGCTATATATACTAAGTCCAGTGCGACAACAGGCGATTCTGGTTCATATACTTGTCAGATTAGCTCCAGTACCGCAGCCAGTGTAACCACCAATCCGGTCACAGTGACTGTCAACGCATCGTAACTTCTTGCCAGGAGGCACCGTCCTCCTTTTTCTTATGGGGATTCATGAAAGCAATCACCGATATCGGCCAGGCTGTCATTCGCGCCGGCGACAAAGAGATATTTCTCAACCCTTCATTTCTGGCTATGTCCCGAATCGGAACGCCTGAACAAATCGTTGATGTTTTCGTGAAAGTTCATGCGGGCCATTACCCAAAGCACAGAATTGCTGACCCCCAGATACTAAAAGCGGCTAATGCCCGCTGCTTTGCTGAAATGGCGGCAGCTGCAGCCAACGTAGTCAAGCGCTGTTCTGAAGGTGACGTTGCTGAAGTTATCGGATCCTACTCGGTTACTAGTGCGGGGCGACTTCTGTTCAAGCCGGGAGCCATCCCGATCGAGGATGTTATCCAGATTGCCCGCCATCTGATTCTTCATGGTGTAATGGGCGACCAGCCACCGGAAGAATTCGAAGGTAAGAAAGGCGAATACAGCGACAAATTCGATGTACGGTCATTCGTCTACACCGCTGTTGCTCACCTCGGCATGAGCGAGTCAGACGCATGGAACATGACAATGACCAGCTTCCGCGCCGCCATGAACGCTAAATTTCCGCAGAAAGAGAAAGCCAGAGTGCCGACTCAGGAAAAATACGACGAAGTCATGGACTGGGCAGAACAGATGCTGGCGATCGACGCGCAACGGAACGGGCCGCATTAATCAACTTAAGAACAACACAAACAGCCTCGCACCTGCGGGGCTTTTTTATACCAGCAATAAACCCAACGCGCTTCACACGCGCACGTTATAATCCTAGAGCCTACAGAAAGCGAGCCTGAGAGTTAGTTGTACTCTGGGGCGGCTATCTCTGTGTGACAGGCTCACTTTCTATAGGTAAACCTCATGCACTATCCAACCGTATCTGTAAACGGCGTATCCGTTCGCGTCGATAACGAAGGGCGATACAGTCTCAACGATCTTCATGCTGCTGCGGTAGCAAACGGAGAGGCCACCGAGTCACAAAGACCCAGCGTCTTTCTCCGCAGCGCCCAGATCAAACGTTTCGTAAAAGCCCTCAAATCCAAAGCACTAAAAAGTGCTTTGGAACAAAATCAACCGCTTAGGGTAATAAAAGGCGGTGATCAAAGTGGGGCATGGGGCGTTGAGCTTCTGGCTATTCGCTACGCGGCCTGGATTAAGCCCGAATTTGAAATTGAGGTATACGAGGTTTTCAGAACAGTAGTTCGCCTCGGCATTAATGCCATGTCTCGCCTCAACAAAATCGACCATGTGATTAACACCGAAACCAAAGCGATTAGCCAGTGCGCCAGTCAGATGGCGAAGTGGGGAGTTGGTGGTCGCAAAAAGCTACTCCATGCAGCGCGCGAAAGGGTTGCTGATGAAGTGCAGATGTATTTGCCTGGCATTGTGTAGGCAGCGATAACCCGCTTAACTGCTGGTTTTGTATTCTACATGGATAGATGATCAGTTTATGAAGTCGTGCCTCGCGTGATAAATTTACGGAAATACATTTCGTGGTGAATCAGCGTGGAAGATGAAAAACAGCGCCAAATACAACTTCAATTAACTCTTCAGCGGCGACTGGAGAAAGTCACACCTGAGCTATTCTCTGAATATCTTTTCGAACGCGGCGTCAAAACAGTCATATGTCCAATGTGTGGCAGTGAGGATATTGCTATTCCCAACGCCAGCACAATGACCGTTGGACCTGAAGGGAGCGAAAGCAGCACTTACGCCATCCCGGTCAAACTCGACACCGATGGGCCTCCATACTCATTGGTTAAATATGAGTATCGATTAATATGCAAAAACTGTGCGTTTTCTATGCATTTTGCAACATGGCCCGTGTTGAAGTGGGTGGAACAGAAGCTTTCTGATTCAGGGAAGGGAACCAATGGTTAATAAAAAAATAGATGATAATATTTATTTTGGAGACTTCCCTAAACATGGTGGCGGCGGAAGCGGAGGTGGTGAAATGCTCGAAGTACGAGTGGCTAAGCTTGAATCCAACGTTGAGGATATCAAAGCAAACCTGTCTGAGGCGCGGGTTGACATTCGAGACCTTCGTAACACGTCATCAGGAACAAGTAGAGATGTGGCGGTAATTCTTCAGAAACAGTTAGATATTGACGAAAAACTATCAAAAAAACCCAGTATCAGCGATATGGACAGAGCCATATCAACTGCCGCAAACAAGCAAATAATCTGGACGGTTTCTGTCATGGTAGGAATTGCGGGCCTATCAATGGCTGTAGCTAAGCTCATTTTCTAACGCAGGATAAGCTCAGTTTTCTCATTGACCTCACTATTCATGATGTTAGGATGTTTCCGATTGCAATCAAAGGAAACATAAAATGAAGAAGGTAGTTGCTTTAGCTCTCGGGGCTTTAATGCTGTCTGGCTGTACTGTTCGCGTTGCTGATATGACCGTAGGTAGTACCAAAAACTACAACCTGAACGCAGCTAAGTTTGAAAAAGGGCAGCGCGTAACTGGTGAAGACAAAGCTCCGATTGTCATTTTCCCGCTGGGCATTCCTAGCGTTAAAACAGCAATGGATCGCGCTATTGAGAAAGATAAGTGCGCTGTTGGTCTGAGTGATGTGGTCATTTACCAGCTCAACCATGCCTTCCTGTTCGGAACCTACGGTTTCCGAGTAGAAGGTACGCAGATCATTGATAAATCTCAGATGGGTTGCGAAAGCCGCTAATCTGCGCAAAGCCACCTCCGGGTGGCTTTTTCTTTTACATTGCGTTACTCATGTACTGCTGTAATATTTTGAAAAACCAATAAAAGAGGATCGTGGTATGCGAAGAGTATTTCCGGCTCTTGCGCTTTTTCTGTCATCAGGCGTCTTTGCTAATAGCGATATGGTAGAAAACCTTAAGTCAGCTCCACACATGCTGTGCAAAGGATCTCAGGATTATAATGCTTGTTTGAATTTGACAAAAAAAATGATATCTGCCGTCCATCAGGTCTCTATGGTGGGGGCTCTTTGCGAACAATACAAAGACGCACTAAATGAGACACCTGAAAAAACACAAGAGCAATGTAGGGAAAACGAAAAAGTTATGCGTTACTTGGACGCACTAGGGGAAGAATAAACTAATATCTAATTACAAACCTCGCTCCGGCGGGGTTTTTTATTGCCCGGAGAAAAGTGTATGGAAAATGTAGGTGGCATCTATTACGAAATAGACGCGAGAACAAAATCCCTTCTCAGGGCAGATAAAGAGGTTCGTAATGTAACCGATGGCATGGAGAAGTCATTCGATCGCGTTGACAAATCTGTTAGCAGTTTGTCGTCATCTTTTGGCGGATTGAGCCGGGTTGCTACTTCTCTGATGGCTATCCTGTCTGTTCAACAGGTATCTCAGTATGCAGATGCATGGACAACGCTCAACAACAAACTGGCTAACGCCATTCGCCCCAACGAGCAACTGGTCGATGTGACTGAACGCGTATTCAATATCACTCAACAAACCAGATCCAGCCTCGATGCGACTGCTACGTTGTATGCGCGACTTGAGCGTGGCACCCGGCAATATAATACCTCAGCAGAAGACCTTGCCAAGTTAACAACTATCATCAACCAGGGTTTTGTTGTATCTGGTGCCACCGCTCAAGAGGCCGAAAATGCCATTATTCAGCTATCGCAAGGCATAGCCTCTGGCGTATTGAGAGGGGAAGAATTTAACTCTGTTGCTGAGCAGGGTTCCAGACTGATGGTTGCTTTAGCTGATTCAATGGGCGTTGGTATAGGTGAGTTACGCCAGATGGCTGCTGCCGGGAAGTTGACTACTGATGTTGTGGTTAACGGTCTACTTTCGCAGGGAACTGCGATCGGCAATGAGTTCGCCAACACCACGAAAACTATCAGTCAGGCAATGCAGGTAGCCGGTAACAACATCACCAAGTTCTTTGGTGAAAACTCCACGGTAAAAACCGGTACAGCGATTTTCAATGATGCAATTATCAGTGTTAGCGAGAATATTGGCGCTCTGAGTGCCATTTTGACTGCTGTAGCAGCCGTAATGGGAAGTCGATATGTTGGCGCGCTGACAATGGCGACTGCTGCTAAGGTAAAGGCCGCAGTTGCTGCAAGAAATCAGTCAGCAGCAGAGATGCAGGCGGCGCAAGCCGTTGCAAATAAAGCTGCCGCCGATCTGCGCGCAGCCGCCGTCGCAAAAGAACGGGCGCTGGACGAGATCCGCCTTGCGGAGATGATGAAGCAGACGGCGGTTAGCGCGACGAATGCCGCCGCTGCCGAGCAACGCTTATCTGCCGCTCGCGTAGCCGCCGCTGGCGCTGTTGATAATTACAATCGCGCTCTGGCAGCAAATAAAGCGGCACAGGCTGGATTGTCTACAGGAGCAGGGTTGGTTAGCCGAGGATTGTCTCTCATCGGTGGCCCCGCTGGTGCTGCCATGCTAGCGGCCAGTGCGATTTTATATTTCTCTCAGCGAGCTAAAGAGGCCAGAGATGATGCCAATAACTTGGCAGATAGCGTCAATGAACTGAGCGCTAAGTTCCAGACCATGTCGCATACCGAGTTGGCAGCCACCATTGGCAAGTTAAGCCAGAACCTGCCGACACTTAGCGATGCAGTAGCCGACGCACAGAAAGAATTTAACGATGCTACTGCCGCTGTTCAGAGGCAAGAAAGGGAGATCGCTAACTGGGGAACGAACACCACTCGAGGCCGTCAGGCTGCTGAAGCATTAGGTGGCGCCCAGGATAAATTAGCGATTGCAACTCTCGAGCTTGAGCGTGCGCAGAATCGCCTCAGCCAGACTCAGAACGCTATTAACATCGGACGCGCCACGCTTAATGGCACGATGAGGCAAGGGATTGACCTGCTTCGCCGGGATGGGGAGGAGGCGGGTGTTGCCGCTGGCATGATGGGCAAGCTTGGCGACATGATTAATTTTGCCGCAAAAGCGAAGGAGAAATTCAACTCCAGCAGTTTGATGGTAGAGCGCCCAAAAGACGTTCAGGACTATCTTGATAAACTGCAAGACCAGGTGACACTCCAGAGTGAGCTTAACGATCGTAAGCGTGCGCAGTTGAAGGCTGAGCAGGATATAAGGAAGTTATACGCCGGAAGCGCTAATGATGAAAAATCTAAGCAGCAGATGGAAAGGGATGTGGCCTTGGCTCGTGAAAGAGCTGCTGCCGAATACGACGCCCAGCAAGCTCAGCAGAAAGGCAAAAAGGAAACCAAGGACGCTGCGTCTGAGTCATCTAAGGCAGCCACTGCTATGCAGTCAAATGCGCAGAAAATTGCGGACTATAAGCAAAGGGCCGGACTAGCTGCAACCACCACGCAAGAGCTATCTCGTGAACAGGCCATTTTAAGGGCAGAGCAGTATTTAAATAGTAGCGCTACGAAAGAGCAGGTCGCCGAGATAAGGAAATATGCTGCGGCCGAATGGGATGCAGCCAATGCGGTTAAGATGCGCCAACAGGCAGAGCAAGGTAAAAAGTTTGCTCAGCAAGAGATAGCTGCATACAAAGTGATGCCAGACGCCCAGACTGGTAACTCTATTGATCTTCTGGCTCAAATCGACCTAGAAGAGCAGCAAAAGCTTGCTGCTCTGGCAAAATATCAAGCCATTGACAAAGAAAATACCCAACTTTACGAGGATGCTAAAACAGCGATTCAGCAACAAGCTGCAAATGAGCGCATTAATATAGCCAGAACGGAAGCCCAGAGGCAGGTTGATGTGGTTAACACCATGCTCAACGGAATTTCTCAGGGATTCGACGGGTTGGCTACTATTATTGCCAACAGCAAAGGCAAGAACAACACAGCATTTAAGGCTCTTTTCGCGATCAGTAAGGGGTTTGCCACTGCTCAGGCGGCTTTAAACCTTCAACTGGCGATTTCTAATGCGATGGCATCCGGACCGTTCCCGTGGAATATGGCTGCAATGGCCCAGGTCGCAGCCGCGGGCGGCTCACTGATATCAAGCATTGCTAGCGTTGGATATAGCGGCGGTCGCCGTTACGGCGGCACGGTATCAGCCGGCAATGCCTACCGTATCAACGAAGATGGACGCTCTGAAATCTTCCAGACTACGGGTGGGCAGCAGGCATTCATCCCGAACCAGTCAGGGAAGATTATTCCTGCTGATAAGGCCGGAGGTGGCGGAGGGGTAGTGCAGCACATTACCTTCGAAATCAACACCACCGGCGGCATAGACGATGCGACCATGGCGCAGATAGTGCAAAAGATGAAGCAGGTTACTTTGTTCCACATTAATGATCAGGCATCCCGCCCGGGTGGTTTGATACAGCCGAGGACAAAACGCTAATGCCAGAAACATTCTCATGGACACCACAGCGCGCTTACCAGGTTGAACGTACCCCAAACGTAGCCGTTGTTAAGCTCGGTGATGGCTACGAGCAGCGACAGGTGAAGGGTATCAATCCGTTAATGGATAAATATTCGCTCACCTTTCGCGGAGTCAGCGGCGCTTGCCGCAGCAACCCGGCAAAGGATGCTGAGGCATTTCTCAAGGCTCGAATGGCGGTAGAGTCATTCTACTGGACTCCATCCGATACGGGAGTGCAGGCATTGTTTGTCTGCCGCTCCTGGAATATGACAAAGACCGGGCCGCTGTTTGAACTGACGGCCACGTTTGAACAGGTGCCACGATAAGGAGAGTATTATGACTTTAGAACAGCGAGTTGAAGCGCTGGAAAAAACGGTAAAGGTGTTAGCAGGGAGGGATTTTGCTGTCGATGGGGGGCGGGTGTTCATCAATGAGGCATTTATCCAAGAGGGGGCGACTAAAGCGGCCCGGAAACAGGCCGCCATTTGCTTTTATATGTTAAGTTTGGGAATTAAGCCTGATGTAACTCCTTCAGGTTACTAACCCATTGCTGCACAGAAGGGGATTTAATGTCAGATAACTCCTTGATGATTTGCTGACGTCCTTCACTGTCTAACTTCAGAGCTACGCTTAGAAGGATCATTTTAATATCATTCATTTCGTCAGCTACTTCCTTCAGGTTTTGATTCTTTGTATTAAATTGAATTTTGGCACTTATTTCTTTCATATTTTCCCTTAATCAGAGGTAATCAGCCATCCCTCGTTACCTGAGTGCGCCAGTGTCCCACCACTGACGGGCTGAACCACACACTTTAACCAGGGTTAATGTCCCGTAACACCCTGACAAATGATCAGTAGCCACCTTTTGGTGGCTTTTTTATTGGAGTCTTTCGTGCGTGACATACCTGCAAATTTAATTATCGAAAGCGTCGATGCCGGAGTCGGCGCTATCATTGACCTTTTCGAAGCAGACCTGCAACCATATGGCGGTGACCTTATCCGCTTCCATTCCGGTACAAATGGCTATTTCGGTAATGTTATCTGGAAGGGCAACCAGTACCAGGCTTACCCGATAGCTGTGGAAGGATTCGAGTCGAAGAACGAAGGGACCTATGCTAGGCCAACAATGGTTGTGGCGAACGTGACCGGCCTGATTACCGGGATTAACCACGATTTTGATGACATGCTTGGCGTGGTAATCACCAGGCGTCAGGTGCCGGTAAAATATCTTGATGCGGTTAACTTTCCGAACGGTAATCCTGATGCAGACCCGACACAGGAGGCCGTTTCCCGCTACGTTGTCGAGGAGATGACGGAAGAGACGTTTGAACAGGTGACCTACACGCTGGCGACACCAATTGACTGCGATAACGCCATTATCCCGGCTCGCACTATTCTGGCTGACGTGTGCCAGTGGCAGTATCGCGGCGTTGGGTGTGGATATGACGGGCCGCCAGTTGCAGATGAGCGCGATAATCCAACCGCAGACCCGGCGAAAGATAAGTGCTCTCACCGCCGTAGCGGCTGCCGTTTCCGTTATCCGCGACCGGAACCAATGCCAATCAGCAGTTTCCCCGGCTCTCAAAAGGTCTCCTGATGCAAGAATTACTCGATTATGCGGCGTCGTCGCAGGATGAAGTGTGCGGCTTAATCATTGATGACGAACGGCTGTTCCGCTGTCGGAACATACATCCCGATCCAGGTATGCATTTCCGTATCAGTGATGATGACTGGCTGGTGGCCGAGGAAGCAGGAGAGGTGACGGCAGTCTTTCACTCGCACCCACAAAACGTACCGTTCCTGTCTGGCGCTGATCGCCAGATGCAGGTTACCAGTGGTCTTCCGTGGTGGCTGGCGTGCGATGGCCGGATACTGAAATTCAGGCCTGTTCCATTGCTGTTGGGGCGCAAGTTCAAGCATGGTGTCATGGACTGTTACACCCTGTTCAGGGATGCGTATCATCTTTGCGGAATCGACCTTCCTGACTTCGAACGCACTAATGGGTGGTGGTTGCGTGGTGAAAATCTTTATCTGAACAACATGCCTCTCAACGGCTTCCGCCAGGTATCGACGGGCGAAGCGCAACCAGGTGACGTCATCATCAGGCAGCCATTCCCCGGCGCTGACCCTTGCCACGCAATGATTCTCCTCGAAGGAAACATGGTGCTTCACCACGACCACGCCGGCCATCTGAGCCGGAGAGAGCCAATGCGCCCGGCATACGTTAAGCAGATGCATTCCATATGGAGACATGAACAGTGCTCATCTTTAAATTTGCTGGCAGTTTACGCCGATTTTACCGCCAAATCCCTCTGAACGTAGATACGCCGGCTCAGGGGCTGCGCCTGCTTCTTGCCCAGAATCACGAATTCAAAAAAGCATTCCTCAATACAAAACTTCGTATCCGAATAGCAGGCGAGGATGTTGAGGTATCCGCTATGCAATGGCATCTGGATCGCCACCTGAAAGATGGTTCTGTAGTCCTGTTTGTGCCGGTAGTCGAAGGTGCTATCACTGCCGCTGCTGCGGCATGGATTGCGGTTGCTGTCAGCGTGGCTTCAATTGCGTACTCGGTATACATGTCCCGCAACATGAAAACTAAAACGTCAGCGGAAGCGGCTGAGACAAACACGCTAACGAATAACTCATTTACCAGTGCGGAGAACAGAGTAGGGCAGGGTAGACCTGTGCCAATGCTACTCGGTGAGATGGAAGTTGGCTCAAATGTTATTTCTCTAGGTATCGACACAAGCAACATCCAGGACTGGACGGAATCTATTAGCTAAGGTGGCATTATGTCTTCAGGCGGCGGCAAAGCATCAACCCCCAAACTACTCGACGATAATCTCAAATCAAAGCAATTTTACCGGGTACTGGATCTAATTTCGGAAGGTCCGATTTTCGGGCCCGTTGACCAGGAACACCTGTCGTCTTTCAAACTCAACAAAACCCCAGTAACAGACGCGACAGGCAGCGTAAGCGTAAATGGCGTAAGCGTAGCCTGGCGCCCGGGGTCTGAAACGCAATCACCCATTAACGGATTCGCTGCTATTGAAGCAACAACTATCGTGAACACCGAAGTAACCTATGACACGCCGCTGGTACGCACCATAACCGATCAGGACGTTACCCGGGTGCGGTTCAACGTTGGTGTGACCGGTCTGGTTGAGCAGGACACTAAAGGCAATCAGAATAACACTTCCGTCACTATGGTGCTGGAGAGTAGAACTGGTGCTTCAGGCTGGGTTATTGAAAAGACCGTGACTATCACCGGAAAGATATCAGGCGAGTATCTTGAGGCCCATCTGATTGATGCTCCGGATATCAAGCCGTTTGATATTCGCGTTCGCCGCATTACACCCGACAGCAGCAGCGATTTGCTGTCCAACGGCACTATCTGGAATAGCTACAGTGAAATCACCGACGACAACCTTAGCTATCCGTTCTCCGCCATTGCGGGTGCAGTTATTGATCGTGCCCAGTACACCGACACCCCTAGTCGCACATACCATCTTCGCGGCCTGATTGTGGACGTTCCTGACAACTACGATCCGATTGCCAGAACTTACTCTGGGTTGTGGACTGGCGGATTCAAAAAAGCGTGGACTAACAACCCGGCGTGGCTGTTCCGTGAACTGGCGAAGAATACGCGTTTTGGCCTGGCGAAACGTGCCGGTTATATCGATGTAGATGACGGTGCGCTGTACGTCCTCTCACAGTATTGCGATCAGCTTGTTAATGATGGCTACGGCGGGCAGGAACCAAGGATGACGCTGAATGCCTATATTACCGAGCAGGTGAGTGCGCGTGACATTCTCGACAAGATAGCGAGCATGTTTCGCGGTATAGCACTGTGGGACGGGATGCGACTGTCTGTCATGCTGGATGCGCCACAGGACCCGATTGCGACAATCACGAATGCTAACGTGGTTGATGGCGAGTTCAAGCGTAGCTCCGTGAAGCGTTCAGAGAAATACAATGCCGTTGTTGTGTCATGGACTGATCCGGATAACGGTTGGGAGCAGGTAAAAGAATACGTTTCCGACGATGAGATGATCGCTCGCGGAAACTACAACGAAACAACAATTGAAGCATTCGGTTGCACGTCTCGCGGTCAGGCATGGCGCGCTGGGAAATGGCTTCTTGAAACGGCGAAACGGGAAAGCAGCAGACTGTCTTTCCAGATGGCGCGCGATGCTATCCACTTTACGCCGGGTGATATCGTTGAAGTCATGGACAACAACTATGCTGGAGCGCGTCTTGGTGGGCGCATCATGTCGCACGCGGGCAATAAGATTACCGTTGATGCTGTTGATTCGTCTCTGATATCAGAAGGCGACACCATGTCGATCATGGGTAGTGACGGGAAATTCGTTAAGTACGTGATTGCCAGCATTGCCGACAACATCGTGACGCTGAAAACCACACCTGCATGGGTTCGTGACGGGACTGTATTCGCTATCTCTACCAGTAACGTTTCTACCAGACTATTCCGCATCCTTAGCATTGCAGAGACCGATAACAACTCGGTCTACAGCATCACTGCATCACAACATGACCCGAACAAACAGGCCATTGTTGATGAAGGTGCCGTGTTTGAAATTCCCAACGATACGTTGAACGGTTACCGAGTCCCGAATGTGGAGAACCTGCGCATCATCAACACCGACTCTGAGACTGTCCAGGTCACTGCTACATGGGAGACAGCAACTACCACTAAAAAACTGGTGTTTGAGTTATACGTATATACCGACGACGGCAAAGTGGTCGCTCAGTACGAAACAGATCAGTTCCGCTACGAGTTCTTTGGTCTGAACGCCGGTGGATACACGCTTGGCGTTCGCGGCCGCAATGAAAACGGAATGAAAGGCGCTGAGACGCAAATTAGCATGGTCATCGGTGCGCCACCTGCACCATCCAGTGTTATCTGGACGCCTGGCTTGTTCTCTGCTGACCTGGTCCCCGTCATGCCCATTACGGCAACGACAGACACATCGTTTGAGTTCTGGTACTCCGGGCAGAACCAGATTGTCAATCCTGACGATATTGAAGACCAGACTCAGTTCCTTGGGCGCTCTAACCAGTGGACGCTTCATGGTCTACAGGCTGATAAGACGTATTACGTTTATGTCCGCACCAAAAATGCTTTCGGGGTATCGGAGTTCGTTGAGGCATCAGGTCAGGCGTCATCAGACATTCCTGGAATGATAGAGCTCATTGATGAGCAGATCCGCGAATCAGATGCGTTTAAAAATGTTCAGCAGGGTGTCAACACCAATCTGGACGGTATCATGTCGAACGAGCTGGCGAACCACGGAACCGTTGAGCACCAGTATCAGCAATATGGGGAGGTTCGCGCCGACATCCTTGTTGTGAAAACAACAGTCGCTACTGCCGAGCAGGGGCTCGCCGATCTTTCCACTTACGTACAGGCACAAATAGGCCCTGAAGGAGAGTTAACCTCAGCCGTAAATCAGAAAATGACCGCTGAGGTCAACAGTGATGGCACAGCTAAAGCATCTTACACACTCAATATGGGGATTGTCAGGAACGGTGTGAAATACAATACCGGTTTCGGCATGTCCATTGAGCCTGACGGTAGCTCATACAAATCAACAGTGGTTTTTGCCGCAGATCAGTTCGGCATTTATTCCGGAAGTGATCCTGGAAACTATACCGCTGCGTTTTTCGTCTATAACGGACAGGTATTTATCCGAGATGCGTTAATTCAGGATGGCAGCATTAGCAATGCCAAAATTGGTAATTACATCCAGTCGAATAACTTCGTTGCGGGTTCAACTGGATGGCGCATTGATAAAAATGGAAATGCTGAATTGCATGGCAAATTTTACGCTGACAGTGGCCAGTTTGCCTTTAACGGTGAAAACAACACGGTTGTTATAAATGGCAATGGCGTCACGGTAAATCTACCGGGTGGCGGGCGCGTTGTCGTTGGGCGATGGTAGGACAAAATATGCCGGAAGGAATACTGATAGATTATAACGATGGCCGTCCTGCGATGGCGATTACAGCGGGGCTCCGTGCCCCGTCATTCTGCACAAGTTTTGCTGGTTACGGTACGGGGGCAAACCAGTTTCAGGTTAATACTCCATTAACGTCAGGCTCCACAGTTTTTGTTTTACC